ATCTTTGATAAACTCACAGCAGCAATGCAACCTGAGTTTGAAGATGAAGAGGCAATCGATCCATTCGATTTCTGGCAGGGTGCTAACTTTAAGTTAAAAGCAAAGAATGTCGCTGGTTATCGTAACTATGACAGTTCTGAGTTTACTGCTACAACTCCACTACTTGATGATGACGATGCTCTTGAAGCATTATGGAAGAAAGAGTATTCTCTTGCTGAAATAGTCTCTGACGATCAGTTTAAGACTTACGAAGAACTTAAAACTCGTCTTGGATATGTATTAGGTAACAAACCTGCTACTGTCCGTTCAGACGAAGAGAGTTTTGGTGAAGATGATGACCGTGGTTCAGCAGAAGAATTAGTAACTGCTGCTGTATCTACAACACCATCTAGTATTAACGAAGATGATGATGACGATGCATTATCATACTTTTCAAAACTCGCATCTGAATAATGAAATATAATCAACTCTGTTTAACTTTATTAGTTATCGCAGCTTGGATTAACTTAATATTTAAGTAATACAAAGAGGTCGCAAGACCTCTTTTTTTTATGGTATCGTTATATTTGTATTCTCTGTCTTAATTAGATTGTCACTGATCGCTTGTGATGATTGACCATAAATCATGATATCTCTAAAATCATTAAGGAATTGTTGTAAGTACTCTGGTTTTAAAATAACTATACTTCTTTTCTCATCATTCAATCGAGTTTCATATTCATAATTACTTATTCCAGTTCGAATACTAGTTCCAGATAATGTCACAACACCAGTTGTATCATAATATTTAAATACAAAATCAGAATCAACAACTTTTCCTTTTTCTAATATTATACTACCATTACTATTTTTAATTTCTTTTGTTTCAAAAAATCGAACCGTATTTAAATCATCACCATATTTTTCAAAAGAGTAATCAAATATATCTCTATTGTTTAGTGGCCATTCATTTCGGACATTTATAATACCTGCAGTCGTTAAAACTACCCAATCTAATTCATCATTTCCATAAAAATCTTCTGCTACATTCTCAGGACGAAACTCATCTGGTATCTCATACTTATCAAACAAAGTAAAAATGTTTTGTAGATCATCTCTTAATTTAGTTCTACGAAATAAATTCTTTACTTCCGTATAATCTTGAGAAGATTTTTTATCAGGTAGAAATGACTGATAAAGTAAATTTGGTAACTCTCTGAAATATCCCATTTTAGAATCCTACTGTGCTGTCAGCATCACGACCAATAGCATCAAAGTAATCTTGATCGTAAATTGGTTCAAGTTCTTTGAAGGTTAAATTCATAATCATTGAAACTGGTTCTTTATTTTCATATGTGGCATAAACACCTTCACCAGTATAGTTAACTGATATATCTGTTAAGAAGCACTGTTTAAATCGATGTAAGAAAGGATGATTAGCAGCTCCACTTTTATATCTTAATTCAAATACATTAGGTGTATTTAAAAATAAACTCGAAGTTCCTCTGCCACTGGTAACTTTTGGTGCCATGTTCATTTTAAATGATCTTATGATTAACTTACACTGTTCTGCTTCTTCTGGACTTCTCGGAGTCATCTTAAAAGCAAATCTAAAGTTTCTTAATGTAGGACCATTAAACAATAACTCCATATTTGGATTGAATATTTGCCCAGATTCTCTTTGCAATAGTTGATTTACTGATACATTACCACCAAAAGCACTTACAACTGAGGTTGCTATCTTTTTAGTGGCTAAGGCAGTTGCTGTCTCCACATTTAAACCTGATGCTTCAAGAGCATTTTTGGCTGCTTTTCCTGATTCGCCAAATGCCTCTCCTATTCTACCTGCAGCAATCGCAGCACCAGCTCCAGACATTAAATCAACAGCACCACTCACTGCAGCACCTGCTATGCTGTTTAATTCTGATGAACCATAGTTAACAGAATTTCCATCTTCAACTTGAGATGGTATTTGCAATAATATCGTACCTTTATTGACTAGTGATTTTGTTGTTAATCCAAATGGATTTCTTCCTCTGAGAGGAGATACTCTATTAGTTCTTCCAACAATTGATCCAGTTCTGTCCTTGACTGATTCATATTGATTAATATCAATTTGCAAATAATCTGTACTCTCTGTTAATGCTTCATATGGATATCTTAATACACCACCCCTATCTCTATAAGTTCTTTTAAGTTCTTCTCCCTTAATTGTTGTATTAAATCTACTTTTATTGACTTTAGGTTGACTAATATCACCACCACCCCCACGAAGGTCAGCAGACTCTCCAAATTTTTCCTTTAAATTATTACGATATTTTCGACTTTCTCTAATTTCGTTTAATCTCTGGGATTTCTGATTTCTATTTAATCCACCAGTAAGAACATTTGAATTTGAATTTGTATTCTCTCCAACCTTAACACTTTGTCCAAATTGGTTTTTATTTTTATTGTTTTTAAATCTGTTTCTACTACTCATATCGACCTACTTTTTATCTATTTATACGAAACTTAGCAAAAGGTATTGTTCGTAGTGATTCGACCTCAGTTGAATTGACAATATGAAGGTTTCCAATCACTTCTTGCCATGTATATTGACGCACATTACCCCAGTGAAAGTTGAGTCCTTTGAATCCCCATCCGAATACATCTGTGACTGCGACAAGGGGAAACTCATCATACTGAATATTAGGTGTCTTTGGTTGATATACAAAAGTATAATAGTTTCCTGCTTCAGGAACTGTCTCTGTTTCTGGAAGTGCTTCAAGTATCTCCAACATTAAATCATCAGGACTTTCAATCCCAATTAAATTATCTGCGATCTCTGCGATTCTGTCCATTATCGAATACCTAACTCGCTCTCAGTCAATACTTTGAACTCTAACCTACGATCCTTGCAATACTCTGTTGCTGCTTCCCACTTTGCTTGATTCTTTGCATACTCACATACTTCACGAACATATGCTTTTGTTTTTCTTTTCTGCACCTTTGGTTCAATGCATTGCTTCTTTGGTTTAATTTCAATCACATACTTTTTAACTTGCCCAGTGCTTTCTCTAACTTTAATATAGAAATCTGGAAAGTATTTGTGAACACGATTGTCGATAGGAGACATGTAAGGAATAAAGAATTCTTCACTCCCCCACTCTAAAATATTCTTGTTTGTGTCACAGTATTTCATGAATTTGAGTTCCCATGAAGAGCGATATATTATGTTCGTATAATCGCCTCGATACTTCTTTGGAACCCTTGGTCTGAATTTTCCTTTGTAAGTCATCTAAATAGAAATAATAAAAGACTCATATAAGGTATTTAGAGTGGCAGGGTTAGTACAAAGAATAACAATGCAGGATGTCAAGGAGAAACTTGGCAAACTGTCTATAACGAATCAATATCAAGTTAATTTTTCATCACTGAAAAAGACGATAACTGATTATTTAAAAACAATTGGCATAGATAATGTAGAAGAATTTTTGTCAAGAGATGCAGGGTTGCTTTGCTCTGATGCATCTTTACCAGCAAGTGCTTTTGCAACAGGTGAGGTTAAGGATAATTTCATGGGTATTCCACAGGAGTTTGCTCATACAAGATTATATACTGATATTGATTTTACTTTTTATGTTGATCAGGACTATACTTTACTTCGCATATTCGAGGGTTGGATGGATTACATCTCAAGTGGAGCAGATGCTGATGGAGTTGGAGTAGGTCAAAGAGGTTTCTACAGAAGATTCAAGTATCCAAATGACTATAAATGTGATACAATGAGTATAACTAAGTTTGAAAAAAACATTGAAAGGACTTTACTTTATGAATTTGTAAATGCTTTTCCAAAATCAATTACATCATTACCTGTAACTTATGGTGCAGCAGACCTACTAAAAGTTACAGTTAGTTTTAACTACGATAGATATGTTATGACTAGAAGTTAAAATTACCTCTATAAATAAATTTACTGAAGTGTGAAAACATTATGGCATTACCAAAAATTAATACACCAACTTATGAATTAATTATTCCTTCGAATGGAAAAAAAATTAAGTATCGTCCATTTCTTGTCAGAGAAGAAAAAATTCTTATTCTCGCATTAGAAAGTGAAGATACTAAACAAATAACAACAGCAGTTGTTGACATATTATCTGAGTGCGTTCTTACTAAGAATGTAGATGTCACTAAATTAGCAACTTTTGATATTGAATATCTATTTTTGAATGTTCGTTCAAAGTCTGTCGGTGAGACTGTTGATGTAAATATAACTTGTCCAGATGATGGAAAGACATCTGTGGAGATGTCAATCAATATTGATAGTATTAAAGTTCAGAAAGTTAAAGGTCATAAGAGTATTATCAAACTCGATGATCAATATTCAATGAAACTTAGATATCCTTCAATGACTCAATTTATTGAAAGTAATTTTGAATCTGGTCAAGATGGTGGTGAGGGAAGTGACATTGACAAATCTATGGGCATGATTACATCATGTATTGAAATGATTTATGATAATGAAGAAAGTTGGGATGCTACAGATTCATCACAAAAAGAGTTGGAAGAATTTATTGAACAACTTAACAGCAAACAGTTTAAGTTAATTGAAAAGTTTTTTGAAACGATGCCAAAACTTTCTCACAAAGTCAAGGTTACAAATCCGAAAACTAAAGTTGAATCAGAGGTCGTATTGGAGGGATTAGCGAGTTTTTTCACCTAAGTATGGCTCATACTAATCTTGAGTCATACTTTAGAGTTAATTTTGCGTTGATGCAACATCATAAATATTCTTTAGCAGATATTGAAAATATGATGCCATGGGAAAGAGAAGTCTATGTTACCCTACTCACTCAGTATATTGAAGAGGAAAATTTAAAACAGCAGCAAAACAATGGATGAGTCATCTCCAGTATATCAAAATTTTAAAAACAAAATGTCTTCCATGACTGGTAGACCAAAAATGAATGTGACCAATATGAAGACCATCTTTGGTGATGGAAAAGGTCGTGCTGCTATTTCAGGTAAAGATTCTACTCTTGTTCGTGGTAGTTTAGATAGTAATAAATTATTTAAGTTAGATGGATCAGGTGATTTAGAAGAGAGAGTTTCTGGAAATGAAAAGAAGATAACTCTTTTAAAAAATATATTAAAAGCACAAAAACCTTTTGGTGGTAAAGAAGATGAAATAATTAAAATTAATTCAACACTTCAAGATATTGGAAATATACTTACAACAGATTATGCAAATCGAATAAATGAAGGTAAATTAGATAATAAGTTATTAAAGAATCAACTTGATGAAGAGAGAAAAAGAAATGCAGAGAGAGATTTAGAAAAAGTAAATAAGAGTAAGAGAGGATCTAAATTAGGATCTGGTATTGGTTCTGTTGCGTCTAAAATAACTTCACCACTTGAAGGAATCTTTGACAAACTGATAGCAGCTGCTGCACTACTAGGTGCTGGTATCGCTGGTAACGCTGCGATTAAATGGTGGACTAGTTTAGATAAGGAGCAAATAGGTAGAGTAATTAATGGTTTAAAAATAGCGGCTGTTTCTGCAGGTGTGTTAGGATTAGGATTTCTTGGCAAGACAGCATTTGATATTGGTAGAGGTGTATTTAAAGTTGGTAAAGGTGCAATTAATCTAGGAAAAAATGTAGTAAAAGGTGCAAATAAAAAAATAAAGAGAATCACTAGTCCTAAACGTGCTGAAAAATTAAAAAGAGCAAAAAATATTAAAAAAATTAAAGCAGACAAATTAACTAAGAATAAGAAAGGATTTTTTAATTTTGGTAAAAACAAAAAAGTTGTAACTGCTGCTACAGACTTAGGTGAACAAGCATCAAAACAAGCACTTAAAAAAACAGTAACAAAAACAACTGTGAAAGTAGGTGCAAAAAGACTAGCAGCAGGTTCTTTACCTGTGATTGGTGCGGTTATTGATGGGTATGCTGGTTTTGAAAGACTAGCAAAGGGAGATAAAACAAGTGCTGGTTTATTTTTTTCTAGTGCTGCATCAAGTTTCTTACCAGGTAAAGGTACACTTGTCTCAATTCCATTAACAGCAGCTGCGATAGCATCAAGTGCAAAATTTGAAGCTGATAAATTAAAAGAAAATGATGACCCTAAGGTTGTTGTTCAGGACTTACCTCCCATTCAAGTTGGTGATACAAAACAGAAGAAGGATAATTTAACAGGTTTAGACGCAACAGAAGTTCCATATGTAACATCTACAAATGCCGATAATTCAAATATGGAAAAAACACCAGAAGTTCATGGTATTTTATTGAGAGATAATTAACAATGAATAATAAGAGTATAAAAAAACTTAAAATTACAGTTACAAACATTAAAAGTGTGCTTACTAATGATAATAAAAAATTATCAAAGGTTAAAGTTACAGGAAAAAGATTAGAGTATAATAAATTACAACTGCTTAAGAGAGAAAAGAAAGAATCAAATTTAGAAAAAATGAAGAGGTCATCGCCACTGTCAGGTGTTTCAAAAAAAGTTGGTTCTGCATTTAAAAGTCCAATAGATATGTTTATGAATACTTTAGCATTGTTAGGAATCGGTACACTCATAAACACACTTCCATCTTTAGTTTCTAAATTAAAAGGTGCTTTTGATAGCGTTAAAGAAAAATTTGATCAATTAAATTCTGTTGTAGATAAAATTGGTAATTTTATAACTGATATTACGGATCCTATCAAGAATATATTTAAAATATTTAATAAGAAAGTTGACGATAAGAGTAGTAAATTAGAATCAAATGTAAATGATGATCAGGAAATTATTGATGATAATATTCAAACTGATGAGGATCAAGATGATATTTCCTTTGAAAGTATAATTAATACTGGAGAAAGTTTGATAAATAGTAATCAAATTTCAGATAGTGACTTAGACGGTTCAAGTGAATTATCTAGATTAAATAATATTATTGAACCAGCAAAATCTAAACTAAAAATTAGAGATAATTCTTTAAAGGCAATAGATAAAAAAATGATTAAACAAAAGGAAAAGTTAATAGTAATACAAAGACAAATAGTTGAAGTATTGCAATCATAGGAAAGAATAATGTCAAACGGAAGTGCATCAAGAGCATCAATATATGAAAAAATGACTATCAGTAATGATAGTAAGGAAGCAGACATTTCTGCTAAAACTGCATCATTTAATTATTTTGAAAGCGTATATTCACCAGAGATAACTGCTAATCTAATATTTTTGGATGCTTCAGGATCAATTAAAGCTGATAAGAAAGAAGATGTTCAAGAAAGACTTGGATCTATCAAATCATCACTTCCAATCATCGGAGAAGAAAAACTTACATTTAAAGTAAAATCAAAATTTGGAACATTAGATTTTTCAAAAAAACCATTAGTTGTTACTAAGAGTCCTGTTATATCTGAAGACGCAAATAGACAAAGTGTTTTTATATCACTTGTATCAAAACCTGCGATTGACAATGAACAAATAAAAAATCCAACGATTACATATAAAGGTAGAATAAGTGATACAGTTAAAAAAATTCTGAAAGAATTAAACATATCAGATGTTGACATTGATTCAACAAGAAATAATTATGATTTTATATCAAGATCAAGAGGTGGTTTAGATTTAGTCACAGATTTATGCCGAAGATCGATTCCAGAAAATGGAGATCCTGGATATTTCTTTTATGAAACTCAAGATGGTCATAATTTTAAAGCAATTGATAATCTTATTTCAGAAGAACCTGTTGAAACTTACACATATACTGGAGGATTATCCGCAAACTTAGAAAATGATGAAAATGATTTTAAAATTGTCAGACCTCCTATATTTTTAAAAGATCAAAATGTAAAAGAAAGAAAAAAATGGATTTCTTCTCGTAATACATTCTTTAATCCATCAAATCTTAAAACAGAAGAATTATTTTATGCTTTAAAGGGTTCTGAAAGTGCAGATCAATCAGGACAGCCAGTTAAAAAAACATTAGGAAGAAGGTCTGTAGAATATGCTATCCCTGCACTTAAATACACTACATCTAACTTTCATGTTTTGGATATTGGTAGTTTAGATTTTCAAAATCTTAATCCAAATAATGATCCGAGAGAATGGCAAGCAAAATCTCCAATGAGATATAACCTTTTACATTCTCAGATGATGGAGATACAAGTTCCTTGCAATTTAAATATAAGGGCTGGAAATGTAATTAAGGTTGTGATTGAAAGACAAGGTGATGATAAAGAATTAGGTGGGTTTGATGAACATGTGAGTGGAAAATATTTAGTTCTTCATCTATGTCATCATTTTGATACTGAAAGGTCATTTACTTCGATGACACTTGCCCGTGACACTTACGGATTACATATAAAGGATTGAGGAGAATAAAAATGAGTTTAGATGAAAATAAAAATAAGCATACTTTTTTCGGAGATAATCCAAGATATTGGATAGGAAAGATAGTAGAGATTGATAAGAGTGGATCTCAAAGAACTCTAATGTCTGGTGGAAGTTGGGGATACCGATATCGAGTTCGTTTGTTATCAGATTATTCAAATAAAGATACTGTAAAAGATGATGATGTTTTTGTAGCACAAGCTTTAGCACCTCTGACTGCAGGAACAGGTGCTGCTTCAAGATTTGAAACTATAAAATTATCACAAAATGACATGGTGTTAGGTATATTTTTAGGAGCAGATGATACAGCACCTGTTATCCTTCATGCTTTTATTAGAACTGAACTTGTAAAAAATGATAAATCTGGTTCTAATTATGCAGTCGATACTGGATTTACCGAAAAAGTAAAACCTAAAAATTTATTAAAAGATCAAGAAAAATCACAAACTTCTACTCCAGTGGTTCCAATAGTAGAACCGAAAGCAAGCAAAGGAAATGGACAGGGAAAGAGCACTCCTGTTGGACAGTTAAAAAATTTAGCGGGTGGAACTGATCAAGAAAATGCTGTTGGTGCTTTTGGTAAGTTATCGGGAAACAAAGGGGGATCAGGAGTCAACTAAATATAAAACAGGAGGATATTTTAAAATATGACCACAAGTTCTGAGACACAACCAGTTGAAAAAAAGGTGACACCAGCACCAGAGAAATTAAACGCACTACAATATGAATCCATGGTTGATTTGATTGAAGCAAATCCACCTGCCGAAATATGGCAAAGTCATATTAAAGATATCAAGACTCGTTATCCTACTGAATTTGAAAATATAGGTCCATCTCTTGTAGAGGTTATGGATCTAGATAAATTTGATGAACATACTGCAAAAGTTAATTATTTTCAAAAATCTGTTGATGTTAAAGTTGATCCTTTATCCATAACTACAGGAACAACTATTTTAACAGCGTCTAAAGAGGTGAAGAGTTTTGCTGTTACAACTGAAGCAAGTTTAACTAATTTTTTAAGTGCTGCAACTAAAATGGATAGTGCTCTCCTTGATTTACCTGGTCAAATTAAAAGCACAGCAGCTTTAATAGCAAATGGAGCACAGACTTTTGTTGGTCAAATGTCAAATGCTATATCTGAAGCATTAACTGGTGCTATTAAAGGTGGATTAAGTTCAATTGCTACAAAAATATTCAGTTCTATTCCTGGTTTTAAACAAGCACTAAGAGTTGTAACGAGAGCACAAACTGCTTTAGTTAGTCCAATAGCAGGTGTTTTTAAAGGCATGAACTGTTTGGTTTCAAAAGTGGTCAGTTCTTTACAGGGTGTAGTTGAGGACATGTTGACTGCATTTGTTAAAAATGCATTAAATGCTCCTGCTTGTGCGATACAACAATTTATTGGTGCTGTTTTAACTAAAGTAAACTCTTTGATTGATAATATCGTTACACCTTTAACTGGTGGTATTAGTAAAGTTTTAGGACCATTATTCAAAGTTAAAGATATTTTAAGTGCTGGTATTAATTTGGCAGATAAAATTGGTGATTTTTTCAATTGTGGGGTTGAATCTGATAAAAAGAATCAAAGTAATGGATCAGATAAAATTGAGGTTGATAAAGCATCATCAAAAAAACCAAAAGACACAAAAGAACAACAAAGTATTTTAGACAAAGCAACAAAAGCTGCTAATACCGCATCTGAAGGAATAAGTAATTTTGGTAAGGGCATTCAATCTGGAGCAGAAGAAAAAATAACAAATTTTGAAAAAGAATATGGTCAGTGGACTATTTTTGGATCAAAGGTAAGTGAAGCATCAGAACAAAATATTGGAACTGATTGTTATACTGGAAATGTGTTTAAGTGTGGTGCTCCAACTGCAGAGATATTTGGTGGTGATGGACAAGGTGCTTCTGGAAAGGTAATCTTAGGTAAATTTCTTGATAAACTTGATCCAGATGATTTATATGGTGAAATTAAAAGGACAGCAAGTATTGTTGGAGTTGATATAACAAACTCAGGTGAAGGATATACTGAAGAACCTATTATCGATTTTAGTGACAGTTGTGATCAAGGTTATGGTGCTTATGGTAAAGTGATTATTGAAAAAAATGTTAATTCTCCTAGATATGGTCAAGTAATTAATGTCATAATGATTAGTGAGGGTGAAAATTATCCCGTAGACCTACCAGCAGATGTTGGTGATGTCTTTATCAAAGAGATTATAGTTGAAAATGGTGGCGAGGGATATGAAAATGCATTTATTGATGATAAATGTATGAATCTCAAAACAATTGATGGTAAAATTGTAAGTGTAGAAATTACATGTCAAAATCCATATAGATCAATACCTAATATAGATATTATTAATCCAGGTATTGGTGCAGTTTTGCGTCCGATTATGTCATCTACTCCACAAGATTTGAATCAAAATCCAACAATTATTGATTCTGTTGATTGTATAGGTGATTTCCCTAAGTCAGGAGAGACATAGTATGAATCAAGAAAATCATGAAATAAAAAGTTTCGGTCCTCAGTTTTTTATTGAAACTGGTTCTGAAGAGATGGAATATGCTGGTAAAGCAGTTTATAAAATTGCTGCTACCACAAAAGATGATAAAAAGAATAATATTTCCTTTCATGAAACTGGTTTTGCAAGATATTATTCTGAAGATATTTTTCAGATGGAGTCTGGTATAAAGGGAAAAAGTAATGAGAATAATTTTAGAACAATAGTTCATAATGGAAATTATACTGTCAATGCTGAAAAAGGTGAAATAAGATTAAGAGCAAAAAATATAATAATTGAAGCCACTAATGATTTAAGTTTATTAGCACCAAATACAATACAAATTGGATATCCAGAAAGAGGTGCAACTAAAGAAGTTTTAACAAATGCTGATAAAGTTCATACAACTACAAGAGGAGGAAACATAGGAGATCTACTTAAAACAAGTAGTCTGTTTTCCTCTTTTGCTGGAAGTTTTGTTTCTGGTGGTAGTCTAGCCTCTGTGGCTTCAAGAATGTATGGATTTGGTGGTGGTGTTGGTAATCCAACCAATAGAAGAGGGAGTGGAGTACGATAAATGACTTTTCCATACAGTACAGGTAATGTTCATGATTCAGATTCAATATTTGAAGACGTTTTTGTGTATGGAAAATTTAACTATGATTTTAGTGGTGATGGTTTAAGCATTAAGGATTTATTTGTAAGTGGTTTATCAACCTTTGTTGGTGTAGCAACATTCAAAGATGATGTTTTTATTGATGGAGATCTTTCTGTAGGTGGCGATTTTGACATTGAATACCTTAATGTATTTCAAAGATTAAATGTTGGTGCTGCTGGAAGTATATTTGTTGCCATTTCCACCACTAATGGTAGAGATGGACAAGGACAAATCGGAGGTCGCGTAGGTGTAGGAACTACTCAACCTGAAGGTAGATTTCAAGTAGGTGTTGGAGGTGATTTTTTAGATCCATTTTCACCAATAGATGAATTTGAATCTGCTTTAATTGTTGCAGACGATGGATCAGTTGGTATTGGAACAAGTAATCCCTTACATAGTTTTATGATCGAAAGATCTGGAATTGGAACCTTCGTAGTAACAGCAGATACAGTAGCAGGAATAGGAAGTGTTGGTATTGGAACAACTAGTCCAGGTAAATTTGTAGGGATTAATGAAGCATTTACAGGTCCAGTTTCACTTGATGTAAATGGACCAATAAGAGTTGATGGACATATTTACGATTCTTCAGAATCACCAGGTGTCAATGGATATTATATGAATATGGATGTCGGTGGTATTCGTTGGATTTCTGCCTCTCCCATAGATCAACTTGGCGTGTTAGTTCAAGATGAGGGTGTTTATATACCAAATCCTGGAGTTGCACAAACATTCTCAGTGATGAATTATGTGCAACTTAATAGTTTAGGTCTTGGCACTGATACTACGATTCCTATTCCAGATCCAGACAATCCTACCATGATTGCTAGGATACAAACTCAAGATTTATGGGGATATGAGGGCACTGGAACTAATGCTTCAATTTATAGGATGACTAAAGTTGGTATTAAAAACAATAATCCAGCTAGAGATTTAGATATAGATGGAACTCTTCGTGCTACATTCGATGTTGATTTTGATGCAAAATTAGATGTTGATGGTGCTACAACACTTAATGCTACTCTTGATGTTGACCTTGGCACAACACTTAATGATACATTAGATGTAGATGGTGCTACAACACTTAATAATACATTAGATGTTGACGGTGACACTACTTTAAATGCTACATTAGATGTCGATGGTGCTACAACACTTAATAATACATTAGATGTCGATGGTGCTACAACACTTAATAATATACTAGATGTAGATGGAAATACAGATCTTCACGCTAATTTGACGGTTGATGTAAATACTTTATTAAAAGGTACACTAGATGTTGGTGGAGTTTCTAATTTTAATGACACAACTGATGCTACAAGTTCTACTAATGGTGGTTCAGTAACAATTGATGGTGGAACTGCCATAGCTCTTAAATTATTTGTAGGTGGAGATACTAGAATAGAATCAACTTCACCGTCAAATAATTCAACAGACGGTGCCTTAAGAGTTGCTGGTGGAGTTGGTATTGGTTCAACTTTAAATGTTGCGGGACAAGTAATAATAGAAGACCAAACTTCATCTACTAATAAAGATACTGGTGCCCTTATAGTGGACGGTGGAGTCGGTGTTGAAGAGAATGTTAATGTTGGTGGAAATGTAAGAATAAATGCAAATGAATCATCTACTAATAAAGATACTGGTGCTCTTGTAGTTCAACAAGGTGGAGTTGGTATTGAAGAGAACTTAAATGTAGGTCAAGATACAAAATTAATTGGAACTTTAGAGTTAGAAAATTCAATAATTGATAAGTTAAACAGTGTTGGATATGATGTTAATAAAACAAAAAATGATTATAGATTATCTGCAATTGGAGCTGGTGTATCTTGGAGACCTTCAGGTGTAGACACCGAAAATGCGATTTGGGTAACTGTTGATGGTGATGATAATAATAGTGGATTCTTAGAGGGAGATGCAAAGAGAACTATTGGTGCTGCTGCTTCAATCGCACAAGGAGGTGACACAATTATAATCAGATCAGGAACTTATGTAGAAAACAATCCAATCGGACTGAGAACTGATGTTTCTGTATCTGGAGAAGATTTAAGATTAGTTACTATCGTTCCTCAAAATAGAACTAAAGATGTTTTTCATGTAAGAAGAGGATGTTTAATTCAAAACTTAAACTTTTCTGGTCCTAATAATGATGGAAAGGGTGGTGTTTCATATAATCATCCTAATTGTGGTGCAGTTGCCTTTCCACCAACACAGGCAGCAGTAAATGCAGGTATAGATTTTCAAGCAGTCACTGGTTTTACAGAGATAGGACCTGCAAATGAAGGAATTAGTGGAAGATGGAGATCTCCATACATTCGTAACTGTACTAATTTTATGACTGGTAGCATTGGTATGAAAATTGATGGTGATTATGCAAATGCTAATTTCACAGGATCAACAGACCTTGGACAGGATTTGAAATCTATGGTATGTGATTCTTTCACTCAGTATAATGAAAATGGAATTGGAGTATCATTATCAAATAATGCTTATGCTCAGTTAGTTTCAATCTTTACGATTGCTACTGATATTGGAATATCATGTGTCACAGGTGGACAGTGCGACTTAACAAACTCCAACTCATCATTCGGTAATGTTGGATTAAAAGCAGATGGTATTGGAAGGACAGAGTTTACTGGTCAAGTATTTACAAATAATGCTGCTGAAAATGATAGTATTGCAATCAATGATTGTAAAGATTCTCAAGGTAGATTTAGAAAACCTTTTGATGGTCAAGGTTTATTCTTTAAGATAAATTTAGCAGATTATAATGATACAACAGCTACAGGGGTTTTAAATGAACCAATGAAGTTGATAAGAGCAATTAATGTAATAGATGGTGGATTACCAGGTGATTATAATCCAGCAGCACCACCGCTTGTTACAGTTCCAAATCCATTAGGACCAGAAGCAATTATTCCTGAGTTTTCAGCAAATGTAAGTGCTGCTGGTACAATAACATCGATTGATGTGCTTTCGAGTGGTAGAAATTTCTTACCAAATCAATCATTTACAGTGAATGTAAGTGGAGGTGGAAATGCACAGTTAGAAGCTGACACTGATCCAATATTATTTACAGTTGCCATAGCATCAGAACCAACTATAACTGGATTAACTACAATTACTTTTAATGAATTCGTTCCATATAAAGTTAATGCTGGAGTTGATATTGAATTGAGAAGAATTAGTCGTATAATTACAAGTTCTCATTCCTTCGAATATATTGGTGCTGGTACGGATATAAATAAAGCGAACCCTTTCCAAGGTGGAGTTCCTATCACAGAAAATGAGGTTATTGCTATTAATGGGGGACAAGTTCCATTTACTAGCACCGATCAGAAGGGTAATTTTAGAATTGGTGAAGGTTTAGTTGTTGATCAAACCACCTCTACTATTCGAGGAAGAGATTTCAACAGAGCAATTCAAGCACAGTTAACACCATTAATATTAGCACTCAGATAATATGGCAATAGCACCAGTCAATAAGTTTATATCAATCGCAGTTCCTGTCGCACCAGGATTGCAAAAGTTGTATGAAGTTCCTACAGGTGCTTCAGCGTTGATATTATATGCTCAAGTTGCTAATGTTGGAATCGGAACTTTTCCTACAGTTACTTTTCTTCAAAGAAGAGAATCAAGAAGCACAGGATTAACAAGAGATGTACGAGTTATAAAAGATGTAGAAGTACCACCTAATGATGCTGTTATAATAGTTGATGGTAGATTAGTTTTAGAAAAAACACCAACAACTTTAGATCGTATTTTTATATCTGGAATACAGAGTGGTGTCAGCACAGTAACTGATGTCACTTATCATGAACCTTTAGGTGTGGCAACTGTAACTACAATTGATAATCACGGATTTACTAAAGGTGATCAGATTACAATGGGTGGTATTGCTTTCACATGCTCAAATAATAATTCAGGTATTACAACTACAATTTTCCCAGATCCTCAAGCATCATATACTGTTATTAATGTCAATAATTTAAAATCATTTGCTGTAGAAGTTGGAACTTCAAACGGAATCAATCATTTCTTTAATCCAGCAATTCATACTTTTGTAAGAGCAGGAATAAATTCAGTAACAAGAACTTCTACAGGACAGAGATATACTGCTACTGCTGGAACTTACGATGCTAAAACTGGTGTATTAAATTTAACACTTCCAAATCATAATATCATGAATAGTGCTACTACTAAAAATGTGGAGAGTGCTACTTATGATGCTTTATCTGGTATTATGACAGTGACATCAACTGGTCATAATCTTACATCTAATTCAATAGTTAAATTCTTTGACAATTCATTGACATTTACATGTACAATGGATGGTAATACATCATACAAGACATATCCAAGAACAACTGATCCTGTAAGTGGTTTCTTTAAACCGATATCAAATATAACAGCAAATACTTTCGAAGTAGATGTAGGAAAAAGTCCCCTTGTAACATTTACTCCAACTGCAGTGGAGTTTGATACAACATCTGGAATTATGACATGCACAATTGGTGCTAATGATTTAAGAACAGGAACAAATGTTAAACTAGCAACTGGTAGTCTTAATTTTCAAACTAATAGTGGAGCAATTTCCTATCCACAATCAGGAAACACTGGAGCATATGATACAGCAGTTGGCATTACTTCAGATACAGTCACAACAATTACATTAAATGTTGGAACAACAGGGGTAACTGGAATTTATACATTTACATCTGCTGCGAGTGGTGCTGTAATTAGTGGTGGTAATTATCCTTATTCTTGGGCTGGTGATGATAATAATGGTGGAATTGCTGCAAACGCCATGTCAACAGGAACTGAAAGAATAGGAATCGCTACTAACTCAATGGTATTTACTTGTAGTCAAGATGGAAATGACTCAGAACATGCGTATCCAAGAGTTGGCGATCCAGCACATAATGTAGATTTATATCTGATAGAAGCAACAGCAAATACTATAAGTGTAAATGTCGGAATTTCAACTCAGGGTGGATTGGTCGCTCCACTACAAATGGAATTTGTGGCAAGTATCCTAGAGAATAGTAATGCCTAAGTATCTAAGCGGGAGAGTAAAAAGAACTCCTCAAAACCGTTTAACAGACGACAGATATCGATATCTTGGATTAGATCAAGCAGAACCTAATATTGGTGATCCACCCACTGCTGCAGGATCTCTAAATATCCCTGCTGGACAGCAATATCAGGTAGTATCCGTCTTATCAAATCCAGGCGAGAGATATTGGGTTCCAATTCAGGGTGGTTTAATACCTGGTTCAATATCTATTTTTGATGAGGGGTCATTAGTAGGATCTCTTAGTAGTATAACTCAAGTAAATTTTGTTGGTAACTCTTTAAATGCCATCGCCACTCCTTTTGTTAGTGGTGTTTCACCAGGAAATATTGCAACGATTACAGCAGCACCGCCTGGATTAAATGGTAGTGTATTGTTTAAAGATTTGGGTGATTTTGCAACATCATCTGACTTAGTATTTAATAGCACTGTTGGTATTTTAACTGTAGGAAAAGGTTTAGATGTTGGTGATACTGGATTAAAAGTTGGAGTTGGTGGAACTTTTGTAACAGTTACATCTGGTATAGGATCGGTTGGTATTGGAACGACTGATCCAACACAAGAACTTGATGTTAATGGTGATTTTAGATTAAGAAAAAAATTATATGATTATACAAATCATCCTGGTGTTCAAGGAGATCTCTTAGCAAATGGTGCGTATGGTGTTGAATGGATTAGTAATAACGCTGTACAAACTGGTGCTGGTGGAAATATATACGACGTTCAATTTCATAATACTGCTGGATTAGTAGATGGTGCTTCAACTAATGGAGGTAAGTTTGTATATCGTGCTGATACTTCTCGTGTTGGTATTGGAAGCACTCAACCAGAGGAATTATTAGATGTAGTTGGTCATGCTCGATTTAGTCAATTAGAAGTCAAATCAGGAGTTTCAACATTTAGAGGTCCGATTGATGCAAATGCTGGAATCGTTGCGAATAGTGTTCGTGTTGAAGATTTAACACAAGGTCGTGTTGTCTTTGTAGGATTAAATGGAGAGTTACTTGATGATGCTGACTTTACATATTCTGCCACTACAGATACTTTATCTTCAAAAAATTTATCAGTTTCAGAACAATCTAATTTAAAAGATCTAGAAGCAACAGGAATTTCAACTTTAGGTAATATTAAAGTTGATACAAATACAATTACTACTAATGCAGCTGCACTTATATTAAACGCATCAAGTGGAATTGTTCAATCTGATGCAGGTGTTTTTATTTCTGTAGCAACTCAATCAATTACGAAAGACAC